AAGGTCAAGGACCTCGAGACGCTCGCGCTACGGGCGGCGCCACAAGTCGCCAAGGTCGTCGAAGCGCACTTGCGTAAGACCATCGCCGCGGGCACCGACCCGTACGGCGTCACATGGGCACCGCGCAAGCACGACGGTGCACGCCCGCTCGTGAACGCCGACCAGACGCTCACCGTGACGGCGATCGGGCAACACGTCATCACTGAGATCCACGGCATCGACGCGCGGCACCATCATGGCTGGGTCAAAGGCAAGACCAAGCGCCCGGTGATTTTCACCAAGCCGCAGTTGCCGCCCGAGCTCATCGTCGAAATCCGCAGAGTGCTCGAAGCCGAGTACCAGCGCACGGTCGAGGCGACGCCATGACCGAAATCTTGGCGCTCGAGAATCTGTACAACGGCGTGCGCGCATACTTCGATGCGCAAGGCTGGGAGTGCTATCAGCCTTTCGGTTGGCGCGAGCCCGCGCAGCAACAGACCGCGCGTAACCGTATTGCATGGGTGCCCGGCGACCGAAGCGGCTTCATCGGCAACATGATTGGCCCGAGCCAACCGGGCGGTGTGCCGCGCTACCTCGCGGTCATCAAAGAAACGTTTTACGTGCTGATTTCGACGTGGGCCGATGACGTCGAGCCCGAGACCGAGCTGTTGCAGTGGCGCTCGACGCGCATGCTCTTCGACCAGTGGTACACGGCAGCAACGTACGTCGCGCACGGGACCTTCGAGCTCGTACGGCCCGAGTGGATACAGCTGCATAAAGAGCGCCGCTCGGGCACGGCGTTAGTTGTGACGATGACGATTCAGTCGCCGATCGCCGACCAATCGAACGATGCCGTGACGGCGCCATCGCCGGTGCGTGGCGTGATTGACGTGACCGAGCTCGACGTGACCGAGCAAGTCATTGTCGGCGAGGCACCGATTCAGGTCGCCGCTTGCTCGACTGGCCCGCTCGTGCTTGCCGATGAGCAAACGGTCGACGACGTGCTGTGCCTCGATGGCGCGAGCGTGCTCGTCAACAATCAAGCCGACTCGCGCGACAATGGGCTGTACACGGTCGTGCTCGGCGCCGCTTGGGTGCGTACCGCCGACGTGCTCGTGCAAGGCTTTTTTGTGCAGGTGTTGCCGGGCGGCGCGGTCAACGGTGACACGGGCTACCAGCTGATTACCTCCAACCCTGTGGTCGTCGGCGTGTCGCCGATCGTCTTTGAACTAGTTGGCCCGATAAGGACACAATCACCATGACTCAACCCGCGGTTACGATTACCGAGCTCGACGGCGCGTTGGGCAATCTCGCGACGGGCGGATTGCTGGCGTTGATCGGCGTAAGCTCGGATGGCCCGCTCAACATGCCGGCGACGTTCGCACGCATCGCCGACGTGCAAACCAACTTCGGCGCTGGCCCCTTGGTCGAAGCCGCGGCCCGGGCGATCGACGTGTACGGGCAACCCGTGTGCGTTGTGCGTGCCGACACGGGCACGCCCGCGACGTACAGCGCCGTCGACGTGACGGGCGTCACGGGCACATCGGTTGTGACCGTCGACGCAAGCGTCTTGCCGTATGACTCGTACGAGGTCGTCGTGACAATCGTCACGGGCGGCACGATCGCAGCAGCAGGCATTCAACTGACATACAGCCTCGATGGCGGCATCACGACGAGCCAACCGCAAGCGCTCGGCACCGCCGCTTTCTTTCTCATCACCAACGCCAACATCAAGGTCATGTTTGCCGCGGGCACGTTGGTTGCCGGGGACACGGTCAAGTTTTCGAGCTTCGCCGGCAAGCCGGACACGACGACGTACGGCGCGGCGATCGACGCGCTCGGGCAATCGCAGGTCAGTTGGCGCGTGTGCTCGATACTCGGCGCGGTGACGCCCGCGGCGGCGGCAACGATCGACCAGAAGTTTGTAGGGCTACAAGCCAAGCACAAGCCGCGGTATTTCTGCGCCAACACGGCCTTGCCCGATTTCATCGCGGGCCAATCCGAAGCGGCGTATTTGTCGAGCTTGGCAACGGCGTTTGCCGGTTACGCGACCACGTTTGGCACGATTTGCGCGGGCGCCGTGCAGTTGCCGAGCTCGGTCTCGGGCAATCAGTACAAGTCACCGGTGAACTACGCCGCCGCGCCGCTTATCGCGAGCGTCGATGAAGACGTCGACGTCGCCGACATCAACATCGGCAAAATCCCGGGCGCGCAGCTGTCTGACAACAACGGCAACCCGATCCCGGGTTGCCACGACGAGTCGCTTTACCCGGGGCTCGACGATGCACGGTTTCTGACACTGCGCACTTGGGTCGGCGTCCAAGGTGTGTACGTCAACCGACCGCGCATCATGTCGGCGACGGGCTCAGACTTCTATCTCGTGCCGCACCGGTTGATCATGAACATCGCCGAAGACGCGCTGTATCAGTACTTGATTCGGCGGCTCAACCAAGGCGTACAGGTCAACAAAAAGACGGGCTACATCTTGGAGTCGGTCGCACTCGAGATCGAAGCGGGCGCGACCGCGGCGATGGTCGCCGTGTTGCTCGCCAAGCCGAAGGCGAGCGATTGCAGCTTCAAGTTGAGCCGCTTCGACAACGTGCTCGCGACCAAGACCTTGACCGGCGAGGCACGTGTGCTGCCGTTTGGCTACGTCGAGTACATCGAAACTACGATCGGGTATGTAAACCCAGCAATGCGCGTGCTCGCCGCCGCGTAAGGACTACACACGCCATGGCCGACCAAGTCACAATCAACGGGTCTCAGATGTCGTGGGCGTCGCTGCAAGTGCGCGTCAACGGGATGTTACTGTCGGGCTTTACCGCGTTGTCATACGACGACAAGCGCGAGCAAGCGTTGCTCTGGGGTGCGGGTCACGCGCAGATACCGCGCGGCAAGACCTCGGGTCAGTACACGCCCGGCGTTTGCAAGATCACGGGCTACGTGTCGACCACTCAAGAGCTGCGCGCGATGCTTGCGGCGCTGTCACCGTCGGGCACGAGCTACGGCGGTGTCGAGTTTCAAGTGGTGGCGCAGTTCATCGAACTCGGGTCGGAAGAAGCGCAAACGGTCGTATGTGGTCGATGCACGTGGACAAGTAACTCCGCGAGTTTCCAGCTCGGCACCGACGGGCTCGCCGAAGACGTCGAGTTTCTGCCGATGTGGATCACCCGCAATGGATTGTCGTTGTACGAGCCCTTGGCACTGTGAGGACCATGTCAGAAGACGCAAAAAAGAAACTCGCCGAAGTGCGAGCCAAGCGCGAGGCGATGGCACGTGCGCGCGAGGTGCGCGCCGAGCAATCCGCCGACGAGCAAGAACTCGAGACCGAGTCGCGTGCGCTGGCCGATGACGAAGCCATCGAGCGGCTCGAAGGCGAGCACGGCCCGGTCGGCAAAAAGTTGACGGTGGTACGCACGCGGCTCGGCGCGGTCGTATTCAAAAAGCCGACCAACGCCGCTTGGCGCAAGCACTTGGACGAGCAACTCAAACTCGGGCACGCCGACACGACGGCGACGGAAAAGCTCGTGCGGCAGTGCCGTGTGTATCCCGACGTCGCCGCCTTCGAAGAGATACTCGATGAGTATCCAGGGTCGGCTCAACCGTTTTACGGCGCCGTGGCGCTACTCGCGAAAGGAGGCGCCGACGAAACCAGCTCAAAATAGCCGAGCGGTTCAAGGCCGCGCATCGCAACTCAGCTATCGCTGCCGAGTCGGTGTTGACGCTTTTCGGCGGCGATCGACGGCTCGAAGCTGGCGACGACGACGCATCCGAGATCAATCTCTATGTCGGCGCACTGCTCATCGTTGAGCTCGCCGCAAACATCCGCGCGATTGCACACGGGCTGTCTAAATCGAAGTGACACGGGCACGGGTGACGGACCATGGCGAGCTCAACCGGACAAAACGCAGTATTTGACCTCGGGCTCGATTCCAACGCGCTCACCGAAAGCGCCAACGCGTCGATCAAGTCGCTGCAACAGTTGAGCGACGAGATCGCCGCGGGCACCAAAGAGATCAATCAGATGCAACGGGCGTCGCGTTTGCTCAAAGCGGGCGGCGCCGAGACCGCCGAGCAATCGAAGGCGTTGACGGCGGAGATCAAAGCGCAAAGCGCGGCGCTCGCGCAGTCACAAGCCGCCTACATCACGCAAGGCGGCGCACTCGCCGACATCGGCAAAAAAGTGCCCGTCGTCACCGAAGAAGTCAAAAAGCTCACGGGCACAGTCGACATCGCGGCGCTCGCGACCGAAAAGCACGCGACCGCATGGGAAAAGTTTGCGGGCGTCGTCGGCGGCAAGACGGCGCAGTCATTGCGGGTCATCACAGCGGCGTTTGCCGCCGTCACGGTGGCAGCGCTCGCCGCGGTCGGCGCATTGCTCAAGTACGGGCTCGCCTCGGCGGACGCGCGGCGCAGCGAGCTTCTGCGGCTCGAAGGTTTGACCAAGGTGCGCAACTGGTGGGGTATCGCCGCCGGCAACGCCAAAGAGATGCAAGCGTCGCTCGACCGTGTGAGCGAGTCGACGGCGGGCGCGCGAGAAGAGACCGCCCGATACCAGCAGCAGCTGTATCAAGCCGGGCTACGTGGCGCGGCGTTGGGCGATGCGCTCGAAGCCATGGCCATCACAGCGTCGACCCAAGGCGAAGCGCAAGCGCAGGTCTTCGCCGGCTGGGCAACGGCGATCGGGCGCACGGGCGGGTCGGTGAAAAAGCTATCCGACGACGTCAAGGCGCGGCTCGGCGGCATCGCCGCTCGGCAGATGCTGAGCCTCACGGTGCTGTCAAAGAAGTTCGGCGAGGTCACGGAGAAGCTCTTTGACAACCTCGAGCTCGAACCGCTCGGCAAAGCGGTGCAAGCGATCGTCAAGCTGTTTTCGCAGTCGACGGCTTCGGGTCGAGCGCTCAAGACGTTGCTTACGTCACTGCTACAGCCGTTCGTGCGCAGCATCACCTCGGCGGCGAAGACCGGGCGCGCGTTTTTCTTGGGCATGGTGTATGGCGCGCTCAAGCTCGAAAGCGCGATCTTGTCCGTGCTGCTTTGGTGGAAACGCACATTCGGCTTGCCCGCCGTCAAGCAAGTCGACGACGCCGCCGACGCCTTCGACCGTGGTGCGACCGCGATCCAAGCCGCGGCGGCGGCGCTCGTGATCTTCGGGCCGTTGCTCGCCGGGCTCGCGTTGCTCGGCACGATCGCGTTGGTGCTCAAGCTGGTCGTTGCGTTTTGGGCGTTGGTCGCGCCCGTGTGGGCGGTCGTCTCCGCGTTTGCCTCATGGGTCGTCGTGCTCGCGCCGCTCGTGCTGTGGTTGGCGCTCATCGTCGCCGCGATCGTGTTGGTCGGCGTCGTCATCTACGAGCTGTACTTGCTGTGGAAAGAGATCGATTGGAGCGGCATCGGCAAGTACATGTGGGAAGGCATCACGAGCGCGTTTAGCGATGCGATGGCGTGGTTCACGGACCTCGGGCACGGCATCGCCAAGGCGTTCAAGAACGCGCTCGGGATATCGAGCCCGTCGAAGGTCTTTGCGGCGTACGGCGAGGCCATCGGCGACGGGTTGCAGCAAGGCATCAACGCGACCGCGCCCGAGGTCAACTCGTCGGTCGAGACGCTCATCAAGCCGCCCAAGCTCGATGTGCCGGCGAGCTCGCCCGCGGCATCGCGGCAAGCGGGCACCACAATCCAAGTCGGCGGCGTCAACATCGTCATCGAGCCGCGTGACGGCGAAGACCCGAGCGCGACCGGCAAGCGCATGGGTGATGCGTTTGTCGAGCGGCTCACGACCTTGTTGCGCGGCGTCAA